CATTACAACAGACAATAATCCAATCAGCATTAACATAATCAACCCAAATGGCTGATATAGCGCCTACAAGCCCTCAGTTTGAGTACATCATGAGTCAGGCAAGATACCCTGCACTGGTAGCAGGCTTCGGCGCAGGCAAGACTGAAGCGGCAATCAAGCGCAGTATTATCGGCAAACTGATTAACCCTGACTGTGATAGAGGCTTTTATGCTCCAACCTATGACTTGATCAGGATGATTGCATTTCCAAGGTTTGAGCAAGCGTTGGAAGAAATGGGCATTCCATATCGGTTGTATAAGTCGCCATTGAACTACATTGAGGTCGGTGGCAAGGGCAAAATCTACTTCAGATCAATGGATGCGCCACACAGAATCATTGGTTACGAACATGCAGATGCTGACGTTGACGAGTTAGATACCATGAAGCCTGTCGATGCGGCATACGCTTGGCGACAGATTATTGCTCGGAACCGGCAGAAGAAGGCCAACGGCAGTGCTAATTCGGTAGGCGTAACAACAACGCCAGAAGGGTTTAAGTTTGTATACGAGACATGGAAGAAAGACCCGAAACCAGGATATCAGATCATTCAAGCGCCAACGCGAAGCAACCCGCATTTGCCTGAAGGCTACATTCAATCGCTGACGGACATATACCCGTCGAACCTCCTGGCAGCATACCTTGAAGGTCAGTTCGTCAACCTGCAAAGCGGGACGGTCTACAGTGCTTATGATCGGATAGCTTGCCGAAGCTCTGAGACTGTCAATGATGGCGAGTTGCTAAACATAGGTATGGATTTCAACGTGACGAACATGAGCGCGGTTGTATATGTTTCCCGTGGAACAGTCTGGCATGCTGTCGATGAGTTCAAAGGCATCTATGACACGCCAAACATGATCAGGATTATCAAGGAAAAATACCCGAATCATTCGATCAGAATCTACCCTGACGCATCAGGTCGAAGTCGTAAATCAGTCGATGCTTCAATATCTGACATTTCCTTGCTAGAATCAGCAGGATTTGTTATATACGCCAACCGATCCAATCCACTGGTCAAAGATCGAGTTGTCGCAACTAACGTCGCATTCGAGAAAGGGCGCGTTAAAATCAACGATCAGGCATGTCCTGAATATGCGCGTTGCATGGAGCAACTGGCCTATGATGCCAATGGATCGCCAGACAAAAAGAGCAACCTTGACCACCTTCCCGATGCGGGAACCTACCCCATCGCCTATGAAATGCCCGTTGTGAAGCCGGTGGCCGATCTACGCATCAGATTTGTGAGATAACTATGCCAGTCGATACGCCATGCGCCGAATATTCAAGGAACGTCAACAAATGGAAGTTAGTCCGTGACTGCGATGAAGGATCATCAGCGATCAAGTCGAGGGCCAAGGGTGCCGAGGGAATGCTTGGCGGTCTTGCCGGTACAGCCTATTTGCCACCACCGAATGCCAATGATGGGAGCGCAGACAATAAGCTCAGGTATCGCGCCTACGTCGAGCGAGCCAGCTATGTCAACTTTACGGGCCACACTAAAGAAGGGATGCTTGGCATGGTGTTTAGGCGGCCCAGCACAATCGAACTGGACACGAATATTCAATACATGCTGGATGATGCTAATGGCGACGGCCTGTCAATAGAGCAAATGATTAAGGATGCTGCTGGCGAGACTTTGATGGTCGGACGATATGGCTTGCTGGTTGATTACCCATCAGCCCAAATGGGCCTCACAGACGCCGAGGTTAGGGCGTTAGAGCTTAGAGCGACAATCCTGCCCTATCCTGCCGAATCAATCATAAACTGGCGTACAGAAAACATTGGAGGCGTTAAACGTCTGTCATTGGTAGTGCTGCGCGAACCGACAATGAAGTATAGCGACGACGGGTTTGAGGCAACTGAGTGCATTTATCATAGAGTGCTGAGAATGGATGACGGCATCTACGTTCAGAATTTGTACGATGAGAACAATGAACTGATCATGTTTGGCACAAGCCAAAACTCAGATGATGATGATGAGTATGAGGGCGCTGAATACAATATCTATCCGCGCAAGATGGACGGCTCACTATGGGACGAAATCCCGTTTGTGTTCGTTGGGTCAGTCAACAACGATGAATCAGTAGACAAAGCCCCGCTGTATGACATTGCCGAGCTTAACGTCAGCCATTACCGCAATTCGGCAGACTATGAGGAATCCAGTTTTCTCGTTGGTCAACCGACTCCGGTATTCGTCGGTCTGACTCAATCATGGGTTGAGCAGAACATGAGCGCGGGTATTTCAATGGGTTCGCGATCAGGCATCATGCTCCCAGAAGGCGGCAACGCTATGCTATTACAAGCTGGCGAGAACCAAATGCCACTTAAAGGTATGGAAATCAAAGAAATGCAGATGGTCAAGATTGGCGCTCGAATCATTCAGGATCAGGGCGGCAACGAGACAGCAGAAGCGGCAAAGATCAGGTTCAGCGGTCAGAACAGCAAACTTGGTTCGATCATCATCAACATTGAGGAGGGGTTCTATAAATGCCTGTACTGGGCGATGGACTTCATGGGCGGCACTGTCGAGCCAGTGATTCAGGTCAACAAAGAGTTCTATGACGCAACAATTGACCCACAATTACTGATGGCTCAGATTCAACTGATGGATCGTGGCGTAATAGCCAAGGATGATGTCAGGGACTTGATGCGTAAAGCCAACCTGATCGACTCAGAGCGAACCAACCAAGTGCTTGATGGCGACGTTGAGTCAACCGACATACTGAGCATGATCTAAGTGAGCAGCAACCAGTATCTGATTGATGCAGCGACTAGGCATCAGATATTCTTGCAACGCTACGGCGCTGGCAGGTCTAAAGAAGCAGTCAAGATGCTGAATCAACTACGTCGGAAGATCAATGCCAGATTGGCGCAAGAGCCGACAAACTTCCAAGCGCAGCGATTGGCGGACGTTTTAAGGGATATAACCGCCTTAAGTCAAATCGGGTTTCAGGATATCAAGTCACTGATTCTGATGGACGTTATCGACCTGGCTCAAAGCGAGGCAAGGTTTAGCGTCGAGATGATCAACAAAGCATCGACTATTGCCCTGACATTGCCCACAGAAGCCGCTTTATTGACTGCCGTTCAGTCTACACCGATGGCAGTTGTAAGAGGTATTGCCCCGACAATAAGCGAATCATTGACCAAGTTGGGGGTCAGCAAGATCGCTCAGATAACTCAGGCGATATCTGATGGGGTAACACTTGGCAACACTACTCAAGTGATCAGCAGGGATGTTAACAATCTGGTAAGTACTCTGATTAAGCGCCAAGTCGCTTCATTGACCAGCACGATCATCAATCATGTTAGCAGCGTAACAAGAAAAGAAACATACAAGCAAAACAGCAAATATATAGACCGATATGAATGGGTAAGCACATTGGACGGCAGGACGACGTTCGTTTGCATGAGTCGAGACGGTCAATTTTACAACGTTGATGAAGGCCCGATGCCGCCAGCGCATTTTGGTTGCAGGTCAACAACTGTGCCTAAGATTAGGCCAGAATTTGATCTAGGTCTTGATACCAAAGCGACCAGACCATCGCTTGGCTCTGAAGGGCCGGAACAGGTATCGACAAAGACAACGTATAGCGGATGGCTAAGAAATCAGAACCGAGAATTTATTGATGAGGCGTTAGGTATTGAGCGGTCAAGGCTGTTCAGGTCTGGAGCTCTTACATTAGACAAATTTGTTGATCCGACGGGTCGGGTTTACACGTTGAGAGAATTGGAAGGCATGAGACCACTTGTGTTGTCCGATATATGATGCGCCCAGTGGGTGTTGGTTTGTGACCAAGGAGAATGAGATGAGCGAGCAACAAGAAATACAAGAAGAAACACCGATTGCGCCTACTGTCGATCTTGAAGCATTGATGTCTGAAAACGCAGCAATGAAAGCCAAGATGGACGAATTGCTGACCGAGGCCAAAAAGGCTAAATCAGCAAAACGGGAGATTGAAGAGCAATCACAAGTCGAGCGCGAACGAATAGCGCGAGAGAAAGGGGACTTTGAACAACTGCACCGATCATCTGAAGAACGCTATCAGGCAACGGTGAAAGAGTTAGAGTCAATGAGGGCCAACGTAGCGAACGAAAAGCGAAACAATGCTGCGATGAAGGTTGCAACGGAATTAGCCGATGGTGCCAACGCAGAGTTGCTCAGTGAGTTCATTTCTAGACGTTTGAAGTATCATGATGACGGTGTTAAAGTCACGGACTCTTCAGGCGATCTTACGGTGTCCACTCTGGACGACCTCAAAGCCGAGTTCAAAAACGATGCGAGATATTCGTCATTGTTGAAGGGCAATCAATCATCAGGTGGCGGTGCCTCTGGTGGCTCAAATAGCGGCGGTGCTGCAAAAGTTAAATCCCGTGCTGAATTTGAGGCACTAGACCCAGCAAGCCGGATGTCATTCGTGAAATCTGGCGGCAAACTAACTGATAATTGATAAGGTAAAAAATCATGGCTGAAAATACTATTAGTTCAATCGTTCCAGACATTTATGAGGCGCTTGATATTGTGTCTCGCGAACTGACTGGTCTTATTCCTGCTGTCACAATGAATGCCAGTGCTGACCGTGCAGGCATCAATCAAAACATCGTTGTAGACGTAGAGCCTGCTGGCAACGTGTCTGACATAACTCCGTCTATGACCGTCCCAGAGCCTACAGGTCAAACTTCTGGCTCAACCATTATCCAGATCACCAAGAGCCGTGCTGCTGAGTTTGGTTTCATTGGCGATGACCAGAAGAAGCTGAACACTGGTCCTGGCTACATGGGAACCCGAGCAAACAAGATCGCACAAGCGATTCGAGCCATTGCTAACGAGGTTGAACTTGACTTGGCTGGCCTGCAATCAACGTTCTCTCGCGCATACGGCACGCCCGGAACTACTCCATTCGGCACAGCGAATGATTACACCGACGCGTCTAACGTGATGAAAATCCTGAAGGACAATGGTTCGCCAATCAGTGATAACCAGTTGGTAATCAATACCTCTGCTGGTGCCAATTTCATTGGTAAGCAGTCTGCCGTCAATGCTGCTGGAACTGACTCCATGCTGCGACAAGGTGTCTTGCTTGATCTGGCCGGTATGCCTTTGCGCGAATCCGCACAAATCCAAACCGCTGCTGTTGGCACTGGTACCAACTACACTTCCAGCGCCGCTGGCTTTGCTGTTGGCTCCACTACTATTGCTCTGATCACTGGTTCAGGTACTGTACTGGCTGGCGATGTTGTAACCTTTGCTGGTGACGCTAATCAGTATGTTGTAACAACTGGCACTGCTGCACCGGGTAACATCGTGATTGCCGCTCCAGGTTTGCGTCAAGCACTGCCTGCATCTGCAAAAGCGCTGACAATCGTTGGCGCATCAGCTCGAAACATGGCGTTCAATCGTTCAGCACTTGTGCTTGCCGCTCGTTCACCAGCTCGCCCAGAAGAAGGCGACATGGCCGAAGACGTTATTGTCATCACT